CGTGCCCTGACCAGCGAAGAAAACAAATTCTATCAGGCATTCATCGATGCGGCTAATTCTCCCAATCCCAAACAGGCCCTGACCGGCACCGATTATGTCCTGCCCAAGACCGTCATCGATGCGGTTATGGAAGACATGGCTGAAGCTCATCCGCTGCTGGATGCTATTGCTTTTGAAAACACCCTGGCTCTGACCGAGATTCTGATCAGCACGACCTCTGGATCCGCGGTCTGGGGCGAACTGACAGCCACCATCACCGGCGAGCTGGGCGCTGCATTTTCCAAGTTGGAGCTCTCCAAGAAAAAACTCTCCGCGTTCATCCTCATTTCCAAGTCCATGCTCGAACTTGGTCCGGAATGGATCGACCGCTATGTGCGCGCCCTGTTGGTTGAAGCCAATGCGGCCGGCCTGGAAAATGCCGTGGTCGATGGCGACGGCGACGACAAACCCCTGGGCATGACCCGCGCGCTGACCGGCGCCGTGGATGGCGTGTATCCCAGAAAGACCGCCATAACCATCACCGCGCTTGACCAGACCACATTCGGGACCATCCTCAATACCCTGTCCCAGGGGCCGAACAGCAAACGCCGGGCGATCCAGAAGATCATCATGGTGGTCAATCCGGCCGACTATTTCACCAAGGTCATGCCGGCGACGACCGTTCGGGCAACTGACGGCAGCTTCACCAAGGATGTGTTCCCCTTCCCCACGGAGGTATTCCAGTGCTCCGGCATGCCTCAGGGCTATGCTGTGTTTGGCATCGGAAATCGGTATTTTGCTGGCCTTGGCACTTCCAAGGGCGGCAAGGTCGAATACTCCGATGAGTACAAGTTCCTGGAAGATCAGCGGGCATATCTGATCAAGCTGTATGGTGACGGCAAACCGCTGGATGCCAATGCCTTCGTCCTTGCAGACATCTCCGGTCTGACCCCGTACATCCAGAAGGTCTATGTGACCAACAGCGAGCTTGATGTAGATCTGACCGATGAACAGATCAATGTCGTTCAACTCAATGATGCCAGACTTGCCAGTCTGACGATCGGATCCCTGACCTTGAGCCCGACCTTCAACAAATCTGTGTTCGTCTACACAGCTGCGACCACCAATGCGACCAATACCATTACGGCAGTGGCCAAGGATGGCGAGGCCACCATCGAGATCCTGAATGGCGAAACTCCTGTGGCAAATGGCGCGGCTGCAACTTGGGCCGAGGGTGCAAATACCTTGACCATCAACGTGACCAGCGGAGCGGAGACAGAAACCTACACTGTCACCGTGACCAAGTCCTAAGGTTAGGAGGTAGGCGGATATGGCATTACCGGACGGAGTGCTTGCCGCCGTCAAGAATTACCTGGACATCACCTGGACAGATGATGCCGGAGACACTAAGCTCTCCGGCATTGTCGCCCGGGGTATGGCCTACATTGACGGCGTGGCGGGCTCAGCCATGGACTATACGACCGAAGGCAAGCCGCTGGAGCTCCTGCTGGACTATGTGCGGTATGCCAGGTCCAATGCGCTGGATGAATTCCAGGGCAACTACCTGCATGAGCTTCTAGGATTGCAGATGGCTCAGATGATTGCCGAGGGGATCTCTTGCGCCAGTCTATCAGCACTGACTATCGGCTCGCTCATTTTGACCCCAGCCTTCGCGGCAGCAACCTATGAGTATACCGCAGCAACGACAAATGCAAGCGACGTGATCACGGCGACAGCAGCGAAAATCACCGCGGATATCCTGATCACGGTCAACGGTATTTCGGTAGAAAACGGAGAAGTAGCGACCTGGGAGACAGGAAGCAACATCGTCAAAGTCGTGGTGACTTTTGGAGCGGCGGAGATGACCTATCTCTTCGTTGTAACGAGGTGATGGCATGGTGATCAGAAAGAAGACGCAGTCGTTTAATGACGGTGTGGTCAGCATCTATGCCGTGACCGACACGGCAGCTGCCGGAGACAAGCCGGTTATGGGGATTACGCTCAGACAGACCCTACGGTATGCAGAGCGCACGGTGGGTATCACGCGCTTCTATTCGGCCAAGCAGGCCGGTGCCGAGGTGCGGTATGTCCTGCGCTGCCCAAGGCTCAGAGATATCTCGACGCAGGATGTGGCGGTCCCAAACGACGGCAAGCAGTACAAAATCATCCAGGTCCAATATCCAGAGGATGTGGATCCGGCCGTGATGGATCTGACGCTTGAAGGACTGACCAGTTTGTATGAAATCTATCAACCTGTGACGGAAGAGGAGGGCGAGTGATGGATTTGAGTATTCTAAAGAACGCGCTCATGACGGTCACCAGCAATGTCGACCATTACGAAGCCCTGAAGAAAACGGATCAGTACATCGTTTGGGCAGAGGATGGAGAAGCCGGCAGCATGTGGGCGGATGGAAGGATGCAGGAACAGATCATCACCGGGACGGTTGACTACTTCACAAAGACGGAATATGACCCGAATGTGGAGAAGATCCAGGATGCTCTGAATGATGCGGAGATCTCTTTTCGACTGAATTCCATTCAATACGAAGAAGACACAAAGTTTATCCATTATGAATGGGTGTGGTCTCTTGGCTAGGATGACATTCAAAGCGGGTGATGAATACGCCTTAAAGCTCTCCAAGCTGGCCGATAGTTCTGATGAGATCGCTAAAAAGGCGATATACTCTGCTGCGGAAATCGTGGCCGATGAGATCAAGCAAAACCTGGTTGGTAATCTTCGGGATCCAGCCTATGCCGGTCTGGGAAACTATGGCAAGAGCAAGGCCGGAGCTTGGGGTGGGAAATCTTCGAAGCCAACGGGCGACCTGGAAGAATCCTTTGGCATCACACCGATTTCCCAGGACGAAGACGGAAACTGGAACGTGAAGATTGGTTTTGATGGTTATGACCGCAAGGGTGTTCCTAACCAGCTAAAAGCCCGGGCGATGGAGAGCGGTACAAGTACTCTGCGTAAGCGGCCCTTTGTTCGGCCGGCGGTCAACGCAACCAAGAAGAAGGCTGTTGAGGCCATGAATGAAATCATCGAAGAGGAATGCAAGAAAATATTTGATGGGAGGTAAGAAATGAATGGCTAAAATTGACCTGAAATATCCGGTTTATGCCATTGTTGCTGAAACGGATTCAGCAATTAGTTATTCCGGCGGAAAGGTTTTGGCGAAAGCGATCACGGCCAATATCAACATCGAAACAAATGATGTTGAGTTGTATGCCGACGGTGCAGTCGCTGAAACAGACAAGAGCTTTTCAAGTGGCAAAGTCAGCTTGAATATTGATGATTTGCCCGATTTTGCGAAGATTGATCTTCTGGACTATACCGAAGGGGCTGTCGTCGATGCAGTAATCGGGACCAAAGAACTGATTGCGTCCGGTGCTGCTTCACCTGCTTTTGTGGGGCTTGGCTTCTACGCCAAGAAGGTCAAAAACAAGGTGAGTTACTGGCGGGCGATCTGGCTAAAGAAAGTTCAGTTTGCTGAGCCTTCTGACGAATCCAAGACCAAAGAAAAAAGCGTGGAATTCCAAACGCCGACCATAGAAGGCACGGTCATGCTCGCGGCGGATGGAAATTGGAAGGAGGAGGCGACCTTCAGCACTGAGGCGCTGGCCAAGGCTTGGCTGGAAGGCAAATGCGGGCTGGCAAACAAGGTGGCGACCCCGGCTTCTTCGGTAGCTTCAGGATCTTATGCCGAAGCCCAGAGCGTGACGCTGACCTGCGCGACATCTGGCGCCAGTATATACTACACCACAGACGGCACGGTTCCCAGTGCAACCAACGGAACGCTGTACAGCACCCAGATTTCCTGCGCGGATCCGTCCAACACCTGCATCAAGGCGGTGGCCGTCAAGACCGATTATACAACTTCGGACATTCTGGAGTTGTATATCACGGTGGCATAATGTTGAGGGCGGCATAACTGCCGCCCTTTCTTTTTAAGGAGGGCATATGAGCGATTTGAAACCAAATGGTGTAAAAATACAACTTGGGAATAAGGAATATGGGCTGCGTTTTACGCTGAATGCCATTGATGACATACAAGAACAATTCAATATTTCGATTGGTGGGTTGGCAGATCTACTAAAAGACGAGATGAGCCGAATCCGCAACCTAAAAATCCTGCTCGCCATTCTCATCAATGAAGATATTGAATGCGTCGCTGAAGAAAACGGTGAAAAACCGAAGCGTATAGATGAGCGTTTTGTCGGACGCCATATTGACGCAGGGAACATGCGAGGCATGATGGCGGCGATCATTAGGGCATTTACAGATAGTATCCCTGAGGGCGACGAGGATGACGACCCAAACCCTCAGAGCGGGCAATAGAAAAGCTTAATATTGCCCGCTGGTTATTTATTGGAAAGGTGTTGCTTGTTTATCCTGAAAAAGAAGTATGGCATATGACACTCCGAAAGCTTTGGCTGCTTTATGTGGAATATGCTGAATTTCACAGGATAAACATTAAAAAGCCGACGATTGATGAAGTGGTTCCGCTTTAAGGAGGCGAAAACGATGAGCTATGATATTGGACCCCAAATAGGCATAGAAGGGGAAAAGCAATATAAAAATGCCGTTGCAGGAATTAATCAAGACCTAAAGGTTTTTGCTTCCGAGCTTGGGAAAGTCACGGCACAATTCGATGGCAATGCTGACAGCATGGAGGCGCTGACTGCCAAGCAGAAGGTTTACAATGCCCAGGTCGATGAGCAGAAAAAGAAAGTTGAAACCCTGAAGGATGCCTTAGCCAATTCGGTCCAGAAATATGGCGAGGCAGATAAACGGACCAAGGACTGGCAGATAAGTCTGAACAAAGCCGAAGCTGAGTTGGCAAAGACCGAAAGTGCCCTAAAGGACACGACTAACCAAATCGATAATTTCGGTAATGAGGCGGCTGACGGTGGCAATGCGATTGAAAAGGCTGGGAAGAAGGCAAAGGAATCCGGCGATGATGCAGAAAAAGGGAAGTCTGGATGGGACAAGCTGGGTGATGGTTTGACGAAAGTCGGTAAGCTGGCCGGTAAAGCGGTGGCTGCGCTTGGAGCGGGAGCTGTTGCAGCTGCTGGCGGCGTTGCGGCCATGACCACGAAAGCGGCGCAGTCCGCCGACGAAATCAACACGCTCGCCAAACAGACGGGACTCTCCACAGAAGAAATCCAAAAATTCCAATTCGCCTCCGAACAGATCGATGTGTCCTTTGATACCCTGGCTGGATCGAAGGCTAAGTTAATCAAAAACATGGCAACGGCGAGCAAGGGAACTGGGGACGCCGCTGAAGCGTTCAAGAAACTAGGCATCAGCGTGACTGACAGCAACGGAGCGTTGCGGAATAACCAGGATGTTTTCAATGAGGCGATCAACGCGCTCGGCAAGATAGAAAACGGCACCCAGCGCGACGCCTATGCCATGCAGATCTTCGGGAAAAGCGCCCAGGACTTAAACCCGCTCATTCTTGGCGGAGCTGATGCATTGAAGGAGTATGGAGACCAAGCCGAGGCTTCCGGGCTGATTCTTAGCCAGGACGCCCTGGATAATCTCAATAGTTATGCCGATGCAATGGACACCTTTAAGGCGACGTTGAGCGGATCGGGCAATTTATTTGCCACAGTCTTCGCCGGCCCAATGGCAGATGGGCTTGATACAATTACTGGGTACCTGACGGACATGACCTCGGCGTTCAATTCGGGCGGGATCGGCGCGATGTCGGACAAAATCGGGACCATACTGGCCGACGCGATCAGCAAAATCACCGAGAATATGCCTAAGATCATCGAACTTGGACTGAATATCGTCAAGAAATTGGTTGAGGGCATATCCCAAAACATACCGGCGCTGATGGAAGGCGCGACGACCATCATCATGCAGCTGGTCAATGCACTCTTGGAAATGCTGCCGGAACTGCTAAAAATGGGCCTTGAAATCATCAAAGAATTGGCGCTAGGCATCGCAAACGCCTTGCCAGAACTTATTCCGACTATTGTCGAGACGGTGCTGACAATAGTCGACGCGCTTATTGACAATATCGACATGCTGATAGATGCGTCCATTGCCATCATCGTGGCATTAGCGAACGGTCTGATCAATGCGCTTCCGAGGCTGATTGAAAAGGCTCCTATAATCATCGGAAAACTGATCGCCGCCATCGTTGCGAACCTTCCAAAGATATTGGCGGCCGGCGCTCAGGTCGTCGGATCCTTGGTGTCCGGGGTTTCAGGTGCAATTCCCAAAGTATTTGCGATAGGTGGCAACCTAATTACCGGCCTCTGGAACGGCATGAATAATAAGCTCCAATGGCTCAAAGACAAGATTTCGAGCTTTACAAGCAGCGTGATCTCAAGCATCAAAGAGTTTTTCGGGGTGCATTCCCCGTCAACGGTGTTCGCTGATATCGGCGGAAACTTATCTGCTGGCTTGGCAGAAGGCATCACTGACAAGGCTGGGTTGGTCACTTCGGCCATGAACCGGCTCAACGGACAACTGACCGCAAGCGCCATACTCGGCGCATCTGACGCAAGCGCAGGTGGCTATGGCGTGGCGGTGTCCAATATCTACATGGACGGTGTTTTAGTGGCGACCGCTTCCGGCAAGGCACAATACCGGAAGAATAAATCTCGCGCGAGATCCTTCGGGGTGGTGACGGTGTGAGTTCTAAAATTAAAATCCTTGATGCGAGTTTGACGGAGCTGGCGACCATTGCGATTGCCAGCTCTGCTTCACGCATTGAGAAAATCAATTCCGACAATCTGCTCAATTTTTCTGTCCGAGTAAGAAGCGGATATGGCGACTACATTGCCGACGATTCTATTTTTGACCTTGACGGCGATTACTTTGACCTTGCCTATTGCAAAAAAGAACAGCAGGGCGACGGCAAACTGATGATTTCTGTTGAAGCGGAGCATGTGTCCTATAGACTGAACAACGCTGCTTATAACGTGACCACTTTCACAGAGATCGGCTCACCAACAGCGATTCTGACAGCTATCCTCTCCGGCACAGGATTCACGGTCGGAACGGTCGATTTTACCGACACTATGACATTCTCATTGCAGGAGGCGGCTTCTCGCCGGGTATTGCTGATGCAGTTTGCGGCCTATGTTGGCGGCGAGTTAGAGTTTTCCGGCTTTACCATTTCCCTTCTCACACAGCGAGGATCCGCAACGCCAACAGCCTTGACCGTAGGCAAAGACGTGACGGTCATTTCCAAGGCCTTAGACAAGCGCCAGTTGGACGGAGAGGGCAACCCTATAGTTTCATATACCTGCGGTGTCTATAAAGGCGCATCGCTTAACCTGGGCGATGTGGTGACACTTGATTATGATGCCCTGGATATTTCAACATCCTTGCGAGTGGTCAGCAAGGCATATGATCCGTACAATCCCAATAATGTGTCAGTGGAAATCGGCAACTATGTCAACTCGCTGGAGGATGACCTGTACCGAATCGAAACCGATATGCTGGCAAAGGGCAAAACATACTACGGAGCAAAGATTTCAGCGGATAACGGCTTTGAGAGCATCCGCAGCGACAACCTGGCCCGGGCCGTATTCAACGCGGATCTATTCTCGATGCAGGTTTGGGACGAGGTTCTCGAAGGATGGAAAAACAAGTTATATTTTGATCCGGTCGCCGGCACCTATGTTTTCGATGGTGAGCTGTCGGCGAGCCTTATCTCCGCTTTAGAGGCGCAGTTTGACGTGACCATATCCAACACCGTTATTGTAAACCAATTATCTGCAGACAAGGGCAACATCGCCGAATTGACGGTTGACCAGCTCGACACTTCCGACAAGGTACAAAATTATCTCGCGTCCGACACAAGCGATGTCAATTATATCCGTATCGCAAATCAGACGGTTGAGTTCGTGGCTGCCTCAACGACCGGCGCATCCACAGAACAAATCACGGACAGAAACAGCAGTCCGGTGTATTGGCTCGACGATACGCACACAGGAACTACGCTTGAAGTGACCGACTACCCCGTGCTGAGTTACGTCTATACAGAGGACATCAAGGCGAAAATCACCTTTGAGAACATCGATGGTGTTTATACGCCGAAAATCATCCTGGGCGCTGGTTGGCTCACAGAGGAAGAAGAACTGCGTGAGCAAGCACAAATCTACAAAGGCACAGACGGGCTGGTCATAAACCACATCGGAGCAGATGGCAAAGAAGCGCTGATTCAGCTCAAAAGCTATGTTGATGCAACCATGAGAAGGCCAAGCACGGTTACAATCAACAAAACCGCCGGCACGATTGCGGTAACGGCAGAAGGCGAAAGCTCGCCGACAACCATAAATTTCACCGAAACAGCGACCAGCATGACGTTCACATGGCCTGATTCCCATTCGGCGACCATATCAATAAGTTAGGAGGGGCAAAATGGCATTAACAGATTCTGAGCGAATGCAGATGACAACCTTGGCTTTGATGAAATACAGCGTTGTCTTGAGTGGCGGCGGGACGGTGAACAATTTTGTTTATATGCCGATGGTGGGAAGTTATTCCGTCGATGCCTATTTTGTCTCAGATATCACCATTGCGGAGGTAATAGCACTATGAGTATAACTACAGGAAATATTCCCGGAACTGTAACATGGACCGAGAAGTGTGACCAGCTTAGGACAATTTTAGAGAGCATATCGGGGGTTACCTTATATTCAGATACAGGCACGGGAGACTATAGAATTTTACTCTACACTCTTCCGGCGCTCGGAACAAACCACCTTCTTAAAATATCTAGAACAACAACGTATGGCTATTTTTACATCTTGAAACTCGATGGCGCGTCTAACTTACTTTCATATACCGGCATGAAATACACCGATGATTGGACATACATCATCGTTACTAACGGGAACCTAACCGGGGTTGTTTTACGTATGACGGCGGCAACCGCTGTTCCTATACTCTGGACAAACTGTGGAACAATAACAAAGGTGTTCTTCAATACCGCATTCATACACCCAACTCTTGATGCGTATGCCTCCTTAAACACCCCGTCGGCGTATCCTCCGAGTCCAACTGTTTCCGGGAAGCAGATCCTTGTTCCAGCGTTCTGCTGGGGCGACTCAATATCAACGAATTTAGCAGAATTACCGCTTGAGAATGTGTATTGCTTTAACAACGCCGATGCTCTTGCCGGCTTTGCGCAGGTGACCATAAATTCAGTTATATACATGATTTGGCCCCTAGACACCTTTACAACTTTGAAACACATAATAAAAACGGCATAGGAGGCCCAATATGCTTTTTATATGGGGTTTCATTATGGGGGCGGCGATCGCTTCCATTTTAGTTTGCAAATACTTTAATGGATAAGGAGGGCGCATGAAGCTAATTTATGAATCCCGAGCCGATTATGACGAGCTGGTGCGGACGTATGTTCCTCGCCTGTATCGCTACGGCATATCGCTGCGGCTGTTTCCCAACTTGGCGGTTTATCTAGATACGCCTATTCCGGGCATCGATGAAGCGACTCTTGGGATCCAACCAGATAGCGAGTTCGCTCTGCCGTTTCCGGCCAATGGCTACGAGCAGAGCATCCACACACACATCCTCACGTTCGACGAAGCCATCGCCGCCGGCATGACCTCCGCTCTGTACGAAACCGTACGAAAGCTGCAGCTGTCGGCGGTCTACCATGAAATGTCCCATATCCTGCATTTCAACTTCTTCGGCCAAAACGGCTCGCAGATATGGAGGAGCGTATGGTGCCTGATGGGGCGGACGGACCCAATCTCGTTCGAGCGATACACACAGGGCGATTACTCCGGCATCGTTGCCTATGAGGCATTCGCTAATTATTACGAAGATGTCATCCGCGGCCGGATCATCAATGCGCCGTTGGTCAAATATATCCTTGGCCTGATGGGGCTGACGGTGCTGGTGTTCCGTCCTGGCGAAAAGGCATATACCAAAAACGGAGAGGCGAAGGAAATGGACGTGCCGATGCCGCTCATCGACGGGCGCAGTTTCCTGCCGGCAAGGGTTTTCACAAATGAGCTGTGGGATGTGAAACTGCGGGATATTTACTATAATGCAGAGGCGCATGAGGTCATCGTAATCGGCGGTGGAGCAGACGAATGGTGGGGTGATTGATGTGAAAGACGCGCGCGAAACAAGCCCCTCAAAAGGGCCTACTAGAATGGCTCAGGATGACTTGAAATTCATGCCCCAAGGTGTTTATACCAATTCATTTTGGCTGTGTTGGCCAAAATAATAAAGCTGCAGAGGTGAGCGCATGGGAGAAGATAAAAACGAACAATGGTATACGAACAAAGACCTTTATGAGATGGTCCAGGGGCTGAAAACAGATCTGCAGGAGACCAGGATGCTGATAAAACAATACAATGGCCTCCGACAGAGGCTGGATAGCTGCGACGATGCGATCGCCGATCTGATAAGCCAGGCAAAAGGCCGGGCTTCGGTTGGGACAGCAATCCAATCGTGGGGCGGGTGGGTCGTCGCAATATTATCTTTGTTGCTGGCTTTGCTGAAAACAGCGGGCCTCGTGTGAATGGAGGAGAGAATATGGACATCAATACTTTTATGAACTATATCAAACCGGAACTGCTGATCCTAGTGTTCGCCTTGTATTTCGTCGGTGCCCTGATCAAGCTGAGCGCGACCGTCTCTGACAACAGGATCCCACTGATCCTCGGCCTCTGTGGTGTCGCCCTAGCTGTCCTGTACGTCCTTGGGACATCGCAGGTGCATACTTACCAAGACTGCATGATAGCAGCATTTACGGCCATTACCCAGGGAGTCTTATGTGCAGGCTGCAGCGTGTATGTGAATCAACTTATAAAGCAGGCGAGCAAAGATGACTAATGTTTTGCCGATGAAGGAATGCGTGATGACCCAGGAATACGGTCGAAAGAATTCGACTTACAAGAAGGGCTATCATACTGGTATTGACTATGCTGCCAGGGGAGCTGATAAATCCGTTTATGCGGTTGCCGCCGGTACTGTGATTCGGGCGAGGTTCGCAGCCGGATCCAAAGGCGCCGATCCCAAAGGTTGGGGCAACTATGTGATCATCCGGACCGCTGATGGATACGACCTGATCCATGCTCACCTGTCTGTCGTGGCCGTCACCCAGGGCATGACGATTGCTCCTGGAGAGCGTCTGGGGATCCAAGGCAGCACCGGTAATAGCTCCGGACCTCATCTTCATTTTGAAGTGCGGAAAGCACCATGGACGGACTGCAACGATGTCGATCCGGTCGCATGGATGCGGAAACTAGAGCAGGATCCAGCGGTCACGATTCGGATGTTAGATGCTGCAGGGAAGGTCAAAAAGACAATCGAAGGCGTCAAGCTGTCCGGAATCACTTATGGTCCGGCCCGGGCTCTCATGGAGACGTATGGACACATCGTGAAGTGGGACGGGTACAAGGTGGACATCCTCGAATAGACACAGCGAAGCCTCCCGGGAGCGATCCTCGGAGGCTTTTTTTATTTATAATAAAATATATTATATTTAAGGCTGTAAAATATTCTTAAAACATGTTAAAATCATTTAGAAATAAGGATAATAGAAATTTCTGAATATTATAATCAAAACTTGGAGGGGATTATATGGACGCCACAAGAATCTTGTTTGCAACTAATGTTGAAATTAACTTCAGAGACCTTGATTTTTTCATGCGTTTTAGTACAGCCATCCCTAATGGTAAAGAACAGTTAAAAGTCGATGAATTTGGAATATTTTTAAGTCCTCAACATGCGAAAATACTAAGCCAAGTCCTAAATAAATCACTGAAAGACTACGAAGATAAATGTGGAAAGATTGATATAGCATTAAAAGCTGTCGAGAAGGAATAGGGTTATGAGTGATGCCCTTTTTGAAGCCCAGTCTCCGTTGGGATATGGGGTTACTTGTTCAGCGTACCAATGGAACAATCATATAATCACGAATCATTGCGAGATGGACGGGCTAGAAGACGAAGTTGCGGCAACGATAGAAAGACCGTGTGCGGTATATGTGAGCAATGAATATGATGACCGACATGTATATTTCAAGGAGAATACAAGTAATAAAAAAACGGGTCGCTACAATAAGGTCGTTGTTAGTCTTGAGGGTGATCCAAATGCAGGTGAGATTGTTACAGCTATGACCGCGCATAAGTTTAGCGGGGTGAAAGCGCAAGGAGTTTTATATGTTCACCGTTAATTATGATTCAAAATACGATGTTATGTACATCAGCATTGGGCAGCCCGTCCCTTCGATCTCTGATGAAGATGATGATGGGATTGTAACTCGTTTTGCCATCGATACGGGAAAGATCAGCGGAATTACTATTATGGGTTTTAAGAGAAAGCTGGAAAAAGGCTTTTTTGAGCACTATAATAGCCCAATTGGTATCGATTTCTTTAACCCAGCGCTTCTAGGGTTACTGTCAAGCAGTCCAGAAAAATACCGAGCCATTATATAATAAGCCCCAGAAAAGCCTCCAGGGAGCAATCTCTGGGGGCTTTCTTTGTGTTCGCTTGCCGGAGCAATTCATCCAGCGCCACAACTAATACTTGGGCCAACCATACGTCCATTCAATATCATTTCGGATATGACTCATTTCAAACGATTTCCCGCAGCATTGTAGTAGATTATTTCCTGGAAATCTGGCATAGCCATCCCGAAGCGGCTTAGCCGGAGCCAGGCTGATCTGGAGCTTATGCAGCCTCCGGCAGGCCGGGCATTCGACAGAGATATTGGCGCTGTTGATCGTTCGGGGGTAGGTGGTGATCCAGGCGACTTCATCCTCGGTGAAATGGCGCTTAGTCATTTAGTCACTTCCTTTGGTCTTTCGCTCTGATAGAAAAGCTGAAGTCTCCTGATCAAAATATCCGGAGACCTCAGCAAAATACGCTCAAATGGTTATAAGAAAATAAATACGAATAGGTTTCTGCTTCCTATTTCTTCGACAATGTGCTCTTCTTGTTGAGATATTCTTCTTCGGAGATCTCGCCTCTAGCATATTTCATCTTCAGCAATTCTAGCGCTTCGTCGCTTTGTTTGGGCTTTTTGCTTATGAAATAATACAATGCATAGATCAGTGCTGCGATCAGAATGATCCAGAAAAACATCATAAAGCCACCTCCACCCCACGGCATATTGCACCAGCCATTATAGAAACGCATCATATTCAACACCTCCTTACCGATAATGATAGCATGTTAAGATATAAAAATACAGAATATTCGTTACAAAGACAAAGCCGTCCTTCCGGGCGGCTTTGTTCATCTATCGGTAATACAGATGCATCAACTCAGCTGCCAGGAAGCCCAGTATGAGCAGGATCCAAAGAAACAGCAGCATGGCGATTCTCCTTTCGTAGAAGCTTTAAAAGTAAACTGTCCCCAAGCTGCCCCCAAGCCCATTGCGCGAACACAAAAGGACCGCTTTGTCAGCGGTCCTGAATTTATAGAATGGCTCTATATATAGAAAAAATGGTGCCCGAGACCGGGGTCGAACCGGTACGAGGTGTTAGCCTCGCAGGATTTTAAGTCCTGTGCGTCTGCCTGTTCCGCCACTCGGGCCGGCTGTTCAAAAGAACGAACCAATAGAAATCATAATATGAAACAGCAGGAAAGTCAATGAATATTTGCTTTGCGGCTTTGCCCTGAGAATGGCCACGCAAAAGGATTGTGCGGATCTGAACAAACTTGTAGGTTTGTCAAACAAGTTGGACAGCATGTAAAGCAAGAAAAGAAAGCGGTGTATTGTATTTGAGAGGCCGCATAGGGATGTTGTTTGACCTTCGATTGTAAATCTTTAATTGCTTCTCATAATCTTCGAAGCTGTAGAAGGAATACGTGTTGTAAAAGCGTTTCTGATCCTCCCGGTGGCTGCGCTCCACTTTGCCGTTATGCCGGGGAGTGAAGGGGCGGATCAACTTATGCCGGATGCCCAATCGAGCGGCAGTTGTCTGGAATAATGTCGGTTTATTCGTGACGACTTTGCCTGAAAACCGATTTGTAAATTCCAGACCATTATCGGTCTGGACGCACTGGATGTGAATGCCATGACGGGCATAGAAAGCTTTGGCAGCTTCAAGAAAAACCGCAGAGGAATAGGAATTGCGTTCCTGGAAAGCCATCAGAAACCGTAATCTGGAGAACTCGTCGATGGCGGTATATTGGTAAAACCGCTCACCCGGCAGATGATTGGGGCAGCAGGAAAGCGGTACGAACTTCACATCGATCTGGATCTTTTCACCGGGGAAAGTCATTTGTGTGTAGAGTTTGGGAACATAAGGTTTCTGCTTGGGTGTTTGGATCAAGTCCATTCGTTTGAGGACTCTGTATAGACTGATAATATTGCGATTGTAACC